TTGGGAGGCTTTCGAAGCTGGCATGCTGCCCTGGCTGGCAGAACATTCACGGATCCAGGCTGAAAACTTCAATAAACAGACGCGGGAAGCACTATCAACGGCGCTACTGGACCCGGAACCACTGGAGGCAGTCAAAGGGGTATTCAATACGGCGATCACCGTATGGGCTGCCAAGGAGGCGATCAGTGCGGTGACGAATGCCAGCAACTTTGGATCGCATGAAGCGGCCAATGCATCGGGTCTCAGGCAGAAACGCTGGCGGGTGAACAGTAACAACCCACGCCCAACGCACGCAGCGATAAATGGCGAGACGGTGGGGATCAGGGAAAACTTCAGCAATGGCCTGCGCTGGCCGGGCGACTCACGTGGCAGTGCAGATGAAACAGCAGGATGTTTATGTTCGGTGGAGTTTTTAGGAGATTAGAGATGAAACAAAAAATATTTAACGCACCCATTATTTTGAAACAAGGTGGCAAAGAGGGCGAGTTTACCGCCGAGTTTGCCACCTTAGAAGTCATCGACCATGATGGCGATATCACCAAGCCCGGAGCGTTCCAGGATGGACAGGAAACACTGATCGAACCCTGGAACCATAATTATGGTCAGCTGCCGGTGGGCAAAGGCGTGATCCACGAGAGGGATAACAAGGCGATCATCGAAGGACAATTCTTCCTGGATACAGAATCCGGACGGGACCATTACCAGGTGGTAAAGAATTTAGGACCGCTGCAGGAGTGGTCGTACACATTCGCGATCGAGGAGAGCAGCCAAGGGAACGTCGAAGACCAGGATGTGCGCTATCTGGAAAAGCTGGACGTATGGGGCGTGGCGCCGGTGACAAGAGGTGCGGGTATCGATACACGCACGACCTCGATCAAGGCAGCCAAGCGGGCGGTGGCCACACACTCGACAGAAACCACAGATGTGGCCTGGAGTGGCCCGACCAATGAGGCACGTGTGCGGAGCGGGGAGAGCGTTACTTATTACAAGCGTATTTATGCCTGGCAGGATGTGGAGGGCGATCCAGAGGTCAAATCATCCTGGCGCTTCATCCACCATATGATCGATGGGGATGGCAACCCGGGTGCAGCCAATATACGTGCCTGCCAGACCGGGATCGGCGTGCTCAACGGCGGGAGGGGAGGAACAACGATCCCCGATGCCGACCGTCAAGGTGTTTGGAACCACCTTGCCAAACACCTGCGTGATGCAGAGGTCGAGCCGCCTGAGCTCAAATCGATCGATCCATTATCTCTTAGCGGAAACAATCCCGAAGACGAGACCGAAAACGGTAAGTCGAGCGGGAAAGTTGACGTGATCAGAACTCAAATCGATATTCTTGAGTTAGAGGACTAACATGCGGAAGCTACCGAAGACGAGGCCTGAGATCCGCCGAAAAACACGGCAGGTGCAGGTAAGTCGAGCGGGAATGTCGGCATGATCTATATGTAATCAAAATTGGAGAATTATCATGAAAACTTTAAAAGAACTGCAGGAAAGCCTGAAAAAATTTTTAACCGATGCACGCGACATCTGCGACCTGGTCGACAAGGAGAAGCGTGACTTCACACCTGAAGAGCGCCAAAAGGTAGTTGGACTACTGGAAGACGCCAAGAAGGTCAAGGTCGAGATCAAGACCATCCAGGACGATGAATCGATGCGCAAGAGCATCCTCGACCTGGGTGAAGGCATCGAGATCCACGAAGGCGGTGGTGCACAGGGCGGCAATGGCAATGGCCGGGTCAAAGGTGCACAGTTCCTGGCCGATCCGGAGTACGACACCCTGGGCGAGGCATACATCAAATCGAAAGGCTGGCAGGATTGGATGAAGCAGGTGGCACCGGGAGGCCATATTGCCGACAGCCGCAAAGGCATCTCTTCCCCACCGCTGGAGTTCAAACGTTTCGGTCTCTTCCGCAAGGATTTGATCACCGGAGCCAGCCCGACCAGCGCAGGCGCATTCATCGCTCCGGAAGATACCGGGATCTATGAACCGTTGGGGCGCTACCAGCTTACACTACGGGACCTGATCAGCACACGGACCACAACCACGGACAGCGTGGAGTTCGTGCGCCAGACGACCCAGATCACCCAAGCTGCTCCGGTGGCTGAGTCCAACGTGACCGAGAAAACCGGATACCCGGGTGAGGTGAGCGGGGAAAAGCCGGAAGGAGCAATGATGTTAGAGCGGGTGAATGAGGCGGTCAAGACCATTGCAGCCTGGATCCCGGCCACAAAACGGGCGATCTCGGATGTTGCGCAGCTGCGCGGTTTGATCGACCAGGAGCTGCGTGAAGACCTGGGAGAGGAGCTGGAAAACCAGCTGCTCAATGGCAATGGGATCGGTGAGAACTTCACCGGGCTGGCGAATACGGCCAACATCCTGGTGCAGGCTTTCGACACCGATATCATCACCACGGCGCGCAGGGCGATCACCAACCTGCTACTCAACGGCAAGCAAGTTCCGACAGCCTGGCTACTGCATCCGACCGATTGGGAAAGCATCGACCTGATACAGGACCTGCAGGGACGCTATTACTGGGGTGGACCGCAAACACCCGGTCCACGTACCTTGTGGGGCGTTCCGGTGGTGCAGAACTTCTTCCTGCCGCAGGGCACAGCCTATCTGGGCAACTGGCGCAAGATGGTGCTGTGGGACCGCGAGCAGGCCAACATCAGCGTGAGTGACAGCCACGCAGATTTCTTCATCCGCAATATGATCGCCATTCTCGCAGAATTGCGTGCGGCAATGGGTGTAATCCGGCCTTCAGCTTTCGTGGAGGTCGACCTATCGGGTGGAAGCTAAACCGATCCTATAAGAAAGATGAGGGGCGGATCTTCCGCCCCTCACATCAGGAGTGATGGTGTGATCATCGAGCAGCAGGCGATCATTGCAGAAAAAGGAGTGCTATACGTGGCCTATGGCGTGAAAGCACGCGAGCAGGCACAGAATAGCATGCGGACATTGAGACATCAGATCCGCGGGTTACCTATAGCTTTAGTGAGTGATACCATACTTAAGGATGCCGATCATTACATCCACCATCCAGAGGAGGACCGGGGCGCGCGCACGCAAAAGACGCAGATGTACCGGCTGTCACCCTTTAGGAAAACACTATTCCTGGATGCTGACACGGAGATATTGAGCTCACCCGTGGCGGGTTTCAATCTCCTGGACTACGTCGATTTGGTGCTGGCCCAAGACGTAAACCGCATATTCATCGAAAACAAATGGCCATACCTGAAACAGGATGAAGTCGCGTATACCAAAAAGGAGTTAGGCACCGGGCATCACATGTACTATAACAGCGGGGTGATCTTCTTTCGCAGAAATGAGCATGTGGAAGCGATGATGGCAGCCTGGTATGAGGAATGGTGCCGCTGGAAGATGCATGATCAAATGGCACTACTGCGAGCGATCCACCGGTATCCGGTGCGGATTGCACCGATGAGAGCGCCCTGGAACACGCACCACAGGTCTGGAGCTGCATTCGTCTTCCACAAACATAGGCAGGCACGCAGGGATGGAGCGCCGCAATGAGAGTACCTGTTGAAGAGATCAAGAAGGCGCTGGATAAATCCTTCAGCATTCCAGGTCTTTACCGGAGGCAGGAGGCGGCATTTTTGTATAAGCTGGCCAGACGGAAGGGGAACCTGGTCGAGCTGGGCTGCTGGATGGGAAGAACAACATCGATCATGCTACAAGCGGCATCGATCTGGCATGCGCAGCTGACCACGGTAGATGCATTTACACCGATGCCGAATGACCGCAAATCAGCCACGCCCGAACGGTGGCAGAAAAATTTAAAGAAGATTGGATTGACACCGCCAAATCTATTGGCCATGACGACCAATGAAGCAATAACAATTTATCCGCATGATCAAGAGATTGCCCTATTATTTATTGATGCGCATCATGGTTATTTGTCAGTGATGTTCGATCTAATTAATTGGACCCCTCTCATCAAAATAGGAGGATATGTTGCACTGCATGACATGTTCTTTCCATCGATCACCGGCGTATGCCAGGCAGTAACCGAATGGTGGTGCAAGGAGCGGGATGAGAATGACCCGAGATGGAAATATATCGGACAAAGAGACTTCACGATCGCATTCCAGAGAAAACGATGACGATGATCGAGCTAAAACCTTACCCGATGATGGATAAGCCGGAAATAGAGGCTTTGCAGGCCATTTTGGAAGAACGCAAGCCAACCCGGGTGCTGGAATGGGGCTCGGGTGGCTCAACGATCTATTGGCCCAGGTTATTTCCGGATATCGAGTGGTTATCGATCGAGCACGACCCGGATTATGCCCAGGCATTGAAAGGAAAGACACCTGCCAATGTGACCTTGCTGCAGCTGGATTACCCGGCTTATCACGAGCTCAAGGCAGAGGATATGGGCACGTTCGACCTGATCATCGTGGATGGACGCCACCGGGTGAGATGCCTGGACATGGCGCGTGATCTGCTCAACCCGGGAGGTGCGGCGATCCTGCACGATGCCGGCAGGGAACGTTACACACCGGCGCGTGATTATTATGGCTCTATCACCGTGCTCAGCCCACCCAAAAAAGCGAAGGACCCACGCGGATTATGGCTTCTTTCCGAACCGAAACCGAGAGCGAAGCCAATCAACCGGGGCGTAATCTATATGTGCTGGGGCGACCCGGCAATTCGAGAAGCCGAAGCTTCCATGAGGTCTTTGTGGAAACATGAGACAGGCATGCCTGTGATGGTCGTCGGAGATGCACAGACTGTGGCTCATTTTGCTGGTAATACACGTGTGAAAACGTACGAGTGTAGCATAGATCCCTTCACCAGCTCGACATTATTCGGGTTCAAGGCTGGGCGGATCAAGCCATTGCTGGCGGGGATCAGCCCATTCGAGCAAACATTATACGTGGATGCCGAGACTGAATTCAAGATATCACCGGTTATCGGCTTCGATCTTCTTGAGATGTGGGAT